ATGGCAAAACCGGATTGGGAGGCCATCGAGTCGGCCTACCGAGCCGGGGTGTTAAGCCTCCGAGAGATAGCGGCGCAGCACAGCATCACAGAAGGGGCGATCAGGAAGAGAGCCAAGCGTGATGACTGGTCTAGGGACATCTCCGCCAAGATAAAAGAGCGTGCTGATGATCTGGTACGCAAAGCCGAGGTACGCAAACAGGTACGCACCGAAAACGCACTATCTGAGCGCGTACTTATTGAGTCCAGCGCCGAGGTGATCGCTCAGGTTCGCATGGAACACCGAGGGGATATCCGGCGGGCTCGCGAGATAGCCAATGCGCTCTTTGATGAGCTAGCGGCAGAGTGTGCCGATGTTGACTCTCTCCACAAGCTTGGTGAATTGATGCTTGATCCCGACGAGAACGGCAAGGACAAGCTTAACGAAATCTATCACGCGATAATCGGCATGCCTGAGCGCGTGAAGTCCATGAAGGCGCTAAGCGAGACGCTGAAAAACCTGATTGGTCTGGAGCGGGAGGCGTACAGCATCAAGGAAGATGAACCGGACAGCGTTAATAAGGGGACAAGCCTAAATGACTTCTACGGCTCCGACTCTTAACCCGGTATTACGTGACTTCTGGACGACGCAGGCGCGAAACAAGATTCTGTACGGTGGTCGGGCAAGCTCCAAATCATGGGATGCCGCCGGGTTCGCCATCTACCTTGCCAACAACTACAAGCTTCGTTTTCTATGCGCTCGCCAGATACAGAACAAGATAGCCGAGTCCGTCTATGCGCTGCTGAAAATTCAGATTGAGCGATTCGGACTGCAGGCCAGGTTCCGCGTCCTAAAGGACAAGATCGTCAACCGCGTTACCGGCACAGAGTTCATCTTTTATGGCCTGAAAAACAGCGTAGATGAAATCAAGTCACTGGAGAGTATCGACGTCCTGTGGCTGGAAGAAGCGCACGCCCTGACCGAGGAGCAGTGGGAGATTCTAGAGCCCACAATCCGAAAGGAAGGTTCTGAATGCTGGTTTATCTTCAACCCTAATCTCTACACCGACTTCGTTTATCAGAACTTCATCGTCAACACGCCGCCGCGCACCCTGGTTCGGAAGATCAACTTCGACGAAAACCCCTTTCTGTCCCGCACGATGCTGGATGTTATCGAGGCGGCCAGAGATAGGGATGAAGAGGCTTTCGAACACGTCTACCTTGGCGTGCCTCGCTCTGATGACGATGCGACGGTGATCAAGCGTTCGTGGATTGAGGCCGCTGTTGATGCGCATGTCGTGCTTGGATTTGAACCACAGGGAATGCGCCGCATTGGCTTCGACGTTGCTGATGATGGCGAGGATAAGTGCGCCATGGTCTATGCGCATGGCTCCGTGGCTTATTGGTGCGAAGAATGGGCGGCGCGCGAGGATGAGTTAACCAAGTCATGCTATCGCGTATACGCGCAGGCTCAAGAGCGAGACGCGCATATCACGTATGACTCGATCGGCGTGGGCGCCTTTGCTGGTAGCAAGTTCAGCGAGATAAACGCAGAGAGAAAGCTAAAGCTACGCTACGCGAAATTCAATGCTGGAGACGCCGTGCACGCCCCGGAAAAGTACTACACGGAGAAAATACGCAATAAGGACTACTTCTCCAATCTCAAGGCGCAAGCGTGGTGGACGCTGGCCGACCGGTTCAGGAACACATTCAACGCCATTAAGCGCGGAGAGAAATTTAACCCGGATGACATGATCAGTATTTCCTCTGACATGCCGATGCTTGAAAAGCTGAAAACAGAATTGAGCACACCCCGGCGTGACTTTGACAAGAATGGTCGCGTAAAGGTTGAGAGCAAGACCGACCTTAAAAAGCGAGATATCAAATCCCCAAACTTGGCCGACGCCTTTGTAATGGCGTACGCGCCGATCAGCAGATCGCTAATCGTTGGCGAAAACTCAGGTTGGTAACATGGCAAAACGGAAACAGAACACACAGCAGCAACGCCGTGGCCTTGTTGTCGGCCCATCATGGCAAAGCGACGCCGAATATCAGAAGAAGGTGATCGACGAAGCATTTAGGCCTCACCATGAAGCCTATAAACCGCCGGCAGGAGTAGTGCCAGAGAATCAGCCAGTCGGTGACAGCATCGACTACGGCTCGTTAAACCTAGCCTACGCTTCGCCTGATTCGGTGTTTATGGGCTACTCGGCGCTGGCTAACCTGGCTCAGAAGTCAGAGAACCGCGTCGCATGTGAGCAGTCGGCTAACGAGGTGTTCCGCAAGGGCTTCAAGATCAAGTCCAACGCCACCGACGACGACCGCAGCGAGATTATCAACCAGCTTGAGGACGCCTTCGAGCGCCTCGGGGTAGAGAAGCATCTCAAGCTGCTGGGGTTCAACGCCGAGGCATTCGGCCAGGCTCACCTGTTCGTTAAGCTGAAAGGCGACGATAACGAGTTGGCGAAAGAAATCATGCTTTCCCCGGCGAAGATTAAGCGCGGCGACCTGGAGGGATTCCGGGTGGTAGAGCCGATCTGGTGCTATCCGCAGGGATATAACGCCATCAACCCGCTGTCGCCAGACTTCTTTGTCCCCACTCGCTGGTTTGTGCTGGGCGAGCTTGTCCACGCCACGCGCATGAAGCAGCTGGTTATCTACCCGGTTCCAGACATGCTCAAGCCGAGCTACAACTTTGGTGGCCTGTCCCTGATTCAGATGATGCTCCCCTACGTTAGGAACTGGGAGAGTGTCCGCGATGATATCCCTCGGATCATCATGTCGTTCAGGACGTACATCTGGTCTACCGACATGGAAACGTATCTCCAGGACAAAACGCAGTTCGATAAGCGCCTGGATACGCTGATTTACGGGAAAAGCAATCACGGTGTTCTGGCTATTGATAAGGCGATGGAAACGCTGGAGCAGATGAACACCAGCCTAACCGGCCTGAATGACTTGCTAGTCCAGCAGCAGAAGCTACTGTGCATGCCTTCACGCTTGAGCGTCACCAGCCTGACCGGAAGCCAGCCCAGCGGCATGAACGCCAGCGGGGAAGGTGAGCGAGAAGCTCAGCATGAGCACATCGCCAACAAGCAGAAGAACAACTACAAGCCGATCCTCGACTGGATTCTGAAAATCGTCTGCCTGAGCGAGTTCGGTGAGCTGTACGAAGACCTCTATATCGACTTCAACCCGCTCGACGAGATGACCGACAAGGAAATCGCCGAGATTAACAACCTCAAGGCGGACGTCTACGGCAAGCTGGTTGACTCCGGCATCATTACGCCAGAACAGGCTAACGCCGCGTTGGCCTCTGACGACGATTCAGGCTTCAACGGCATCACCTACGAGGCTATCACTGGCATGGGGGATTTTGGCGATGAAGATCAAGACTCTCCGCCAGGTTCGCTATAACCAGGGAATTGCCGGCCAGTACGCCAAGGCGCTCAAGTCGCTAATCTCCGATATGACGAAAAGCGCCGAGTATTGGGCGCATGCTCAGTACCGAGCCAAGGAAGCTGGCCGCCCGATGGACGACATCGCCGAGCGTCTGGAGGAAGTGCGAGAGCGATGGGTAGTAAAGTTCTCTGATGCCGCATTGAGGATTGCACCCGCATTCACCAGAGCGGCAGAGAAGACGGCAACATCGGCATTAAAGCGATCGCTATCATCCGCCGACATCCCGCGCGTTAAGTTCACCATGACGCCGGAAATGAAGCAGGCTATCGATGGCATCGTGGCCGAGAACGTCAACCTGATTAAGTCGATACCTGAGAAATATTTCACCCAGGTGCAGACCATCACGCTGCAATCCATCACCCGTGGCCGCGACCTGCACTACATGACTGAAGAGCTACAAAAGCAATTCGGTATCACGCGTCGCCGGGCTGAGAACATCGCGCGTGATCAAAACAATAAGGCTACGGCTGAGTTGGCCAGAGTGCGTCAGAAATCGCTTGGCATCACCAAAGGTATCTGGATTCATTCCGGTGGCGGAAGTCACCCGCGCCCGCTACACGTCAAGGCCAATGGAAAAGAGTTCGACTTGGACAAAGGCATGCCGGTTGGTGATAACGGCGAGTACGTTCTGCCGGGGCAGATGATCAATTGCGGTTGTAGTTGGAAGCCAATATTACCGTTTTAACAAATAAATATCTGGCTAGGGTAGCTACCGAAAAGCGGCATCGTCACCGCCTGCCAGATATCTCTGACGAAACGACTAAGACAAGGTTGTTATGGATATACCAAAACAATGGTATTGGTGCGGGAAGAAATGCCACCTGGTGCAAATCATAAAAGACGGTGACGCCGAGATTGTGGTTTACAAGCACTGGTTAAAAACGCGTCAGCGCTGGAATTATGTCGCTGAAGAGAGATGGCTAGCAGAAATACAGATAGAGAAATAAATCCCAACAGGTCGCCTAGGCGGCCTTTTTTATTGCCTGGAGAAAGGTAAACCCATGCCAGTTCATCAAAAAGATGGCGCTTGGTGGTGGGGGAAGAAGGGGCCATTCCGCACGCGGGAAAAGGCCGAAGAAGTAGAGCGCGCGGCATTCGCAAATGGATACCGGGGCGACTCCTACGACTTCGGATCATCTGTCCGCAGCTATGACGACTATGGTCGCCTGAATGTCGCCGAGTGCAACATTAGCAAGGAATGCGTTTCCTCCTACCTAGGTAACCGCCTCCCTAATTGGGAAACCCTAGGACTAGACCCCAACCGAACCTATTACATCTACCGCCCAGCAGAAGAGCTTCTCCGAGCTGCTGAGTCGTTCAACTCAGTACCAATCACCATTGAGCACCCAGGGCAGCTGGACACACCAGATAGCCCGCAAGACCGCGTAGGAACCACCGGGACAGACACACGCTTCGAAGCGCCATTCCTCAAAACCAGCATGAAGCTGTGGGACAAGGACGCCATCGAGGGTGTTGAAAACGGAACACGCCGAGAGTTGAGCATATTCCCCTCCTTCTTCGAGGTGGATATGACGCCCGGCGTTTTCATGGGTCAGGCATATGACGGAATCGCCCGCAACATCGTGGGTAACTCTGTCGCTTTGACTATTAAAGGCCGCGTCGGCGCTGAATGCGCTGTCGGCGATTCACAAGACCAAGAGGGCAGTTTAATGGAAGGCTTGACCGACCTGATTAAAAACAAATTTGCCACCGCCTCTGACTCCGACGCGGACGAACTGGCGAAAAGCATCATGGATCTCATGGCTAAGCATGAGCAGCAGGAGATCGACGAAGACAAGGGGGCACCAGGCGACAATGACGACCCGGATGATAAGCCGACCCCGGGAGATGGCGATCCTGATAAAGACAAGGACAAGGGCGGCGACAATCCCGGCGACAACGACGATCCAGATGATAAAGACAAGGACAAATCCCCAATGGGCGATAGCGCCGTGAAAGAACTGATCGCAAAAACGCAGCGCGACACGCTAGCCAAAGCTCGCGCCGAGTTCGCTGCCACCCGCGAGGCCATGCGCATTGTTGAGCCGGTTTTCGGCCACGTTACTGGTGACTCCGCAGACGACATCTATCGCTCCGTGCTGAAAGCCGAAAAGATCGATATCAACGGCGTTCATCCATCAGCTTTCAAGAGCCTGGTGCAGATGGCCATCCGATCAAAGAGCGCCGCCGCGTCCCAGCCTACTGGCGACTCTGCCTACGGCCAGCAGCCTACCGCTGCCGACTTTAAAGATTATTTCTAAGGGGAAGCAATGACTTTTCAACAGACAGTGAACCTCTACCCGTGTCCGGGTAAAGAGGGCGATTTCGCATCAAATAACCCGCACGTAGTCGCGTTGCCGACGGAAGGTTCTTACAAGGCTGGCTCAAATGGCGTGTACCAGTCCCGATTTGTTTGGGCTGATGGCACCGATCCGACCTTGGTAAACAACACCGGTTCAGGCACACCGCTGGGCTACATCATGAACAGCGGCGTAGGCACTATTCCAGTCGGCCAGACCGGCTCCATGCTGGTAGGCGCTGGCACCGAGCTTGCCGTTTACACCAAAGGTGATTGGTGGGTTCGTACTGCAACCGCCGCGACAGTAGGCCAGAAGATTTTCGCTGTCACCGCAGATGGCGCCATTAAAACCGGCGCTGCTGGCGGTAGCGTTTCTGGCGCCGTCGAGACTCCGTTCTATGTCGCATCCGCTGCCGATGCTGGCTCTCTGATCAAAATGACCACCTGGGGGGTTCTGTAATGGATCTGAATCAATCCACTCTGCCGCAATATCTGAAAGTGCTGGCGGATAAGGGCGTCATTTATGATAAATGCACGCCGAAGTTTCTGGCAAAAAACGGCGTAGTCGGTGACTCCGTCGTAGATATGCAAACCGTTTCCAACGGTGGCATCCCGGCCGCCGCTGCGCAGGTCATCGACCCGATGATCATCAAGCAACTGTTCGCGCCACTGACGGCAACCATGATTTACCCGGAAGTGAAAAAGGGTAACTGGGCGGTGCAGGACGTTCTCTTCCCGCGCACCGAAGAGGCCTATGAAGTTGTCGCTTATGGCGATTCCTCCCGAGCCGGTTCCGTTCACGTCAACACCAACTGGGAAAACCGCCGCCAGTTCCGCTTCCAGACCATGAACCGCTGGGGAGACCTGGAGCAGGAAAAATACGGCCTGGCACTCATCCCGTACATCGCCATGAAACAGGCTGCCGGTGTGGCTGCTATCAACCGTTTCTTCAACAAGGGCTACATGTACGGCATTAGCGGCTCCGCTAACTTCGGCATCATCAATGACCCGGCACTGCCTAACGCGCTGACCCCGATCACCACCGCTGATGGAAAAGTGAAGTGGGCGGATAAAGACGCGATCGCCATCTTCAACGACGTGAAGAAGATGTTCACCAACCTGGCATCGAAAAACCAAGGCCTAGTGCAAGAAAACAGCCCGATGAAACTGGTCGTCAGCCCGAGCGATAACGCCTCTATGGGTGCGCTCAACGCCCTGGGTACTGCGTCAGCCATCGACCTGATCAAGAAGACCTATACCAGCCTACAGGTGGTCGTGGTTCCTGAATTCGGCGTTCCATCCGGCGGTCTGGTTCAGTTGATCGCTGACGGCCTGGGCGGTGACCCGGTAGGCCAGTGTGTCTACACCGAAAAAATGCGTGCTTTCCCGATCTTGGTTGAGCACTCAGAAACTAGCCAGAAATTGGCGGCTGGCAGCCTGGGCGCGGTTATCTATCGCCCGAGCGCTGTAGTTCAGATGACCGGCACACTGTAAGGGAATGACACATGGCTAACGTAGTTGTATGCAGCAAGTTGATGCACGGCGTGGTTTTCGAGCTGGGCGATCGTGAGGTGGTCGTTAACGGCCAGAATAGCAACGAGATGGTAGCCATCAAAGGCTATCAGGGCGTTTGTGGCCTGACTCACATGCCGGAGGAAGACTGGAAGGCGATCGCCAAGAAATACGCCGGTATGACCGCCATCAGCGGGGGCTTTATCTTCGCAGAGAAAGACGAAGCAAGCGCCAAGGCGGCTGCCGAAGAAGTGAAAGAGCTGAAAACCGGCCTAGAACAGGCAGAAGTCAAAGAGGACGAAACCGAAAAGGCGGCCTAAATGGGGATCGTGACTCTAGATGTAGCGGAGTGGAAAGCAAAATACCCGCAGTACACGGCGCTCTCTGATGCTCAGGTTGAGGACTTGTTTTTCTCCGCATCGGGGTATCTGGAGAACACAGATTTCAGCGTCGTGTCAGACCTGGCGCGGCGCAAGTGGCTGCTCTACCTGCTGATGGCCCACATAGCCTATCTGTCCTACAAGGACTCGTCAGGGAATGGCGGTGACCCTGGGATGGTTGGCTATGTGGCTTCGGCCTCTGAGGGTAGCGTTAGCGTGTCGTCTGGTCTGTCCGGCGTCCCATTTAATAAGGCTTTCTTCTTCCAAAGCCAGTTCGGGATCATGTACTGGAATGCCACCAGTATCTACCGGATGGGGTTCTATCGTGGGGTATGCCGATGACCGATAAGGTGATGGACGCACTTGATGCCGCAGAGAGTGCCCTGCAATCGCTACAGCTAAAGGTCGGGTTTATCGATGGGGCAACATACCCAGATGGAACGGCGGTTGCTTTGGTGGCCGCTACGAACGAATACGGGAGGCCGGATCACAACCAGCCGCCCCGGCCATTCTTTCGAAACGCTATCGCTGAGCACGAATCCGAATGGAGCGAAAAAATCGCTGATGGTATCAAGGCAGGCGTACCTGTTGATCGGGTTCTATCTGCTGTCGGCGAGGTGATCGTGGGTGATGTTGTGCAGTCCATCGCGACACTGATGGAACCACCGCTGAGTCCAGCCACTATTCATCAGCGCCGCAGTAGAAAGGTTCGCCCGAATGACTCAACAAAACCCCTGGTTGATACCGGTGTCATGATCCGCGACGTGCATTACGAGGTAGGAGAAATTGAACATTCGGAGCCTGGCGAATAGAGCCATTCAGCGAGTAAATCCCAACGTCCCAGCAATTCTGAAAAAGTACACCGGACAGACAATTGGCCCAGGCCGAAAGCCTATTCCTTCATACCTGCCAGACCAAAACGTCACCATTCAGTTGCAGCCGCTCAGCAAGGGTGATTTGCAGCACGTTGACGGGCTGAATATCCAAGGTCTGGTTAAGTCTATCCACGTCAATGGCAACTACTTCAGCGTTCAGCGCGAGCTAGAGCAGGGTGGTGACCTATTCATCATCAATGGTGAAACATGGCTTGTCGTTGAGCCTATCGAACTCTGGGCTGATTGGTGTCGCCTAATCGTTAACTTGCAGGTGTCGCCATGATCGATTTGACCGTTGATAACGTAATTGACGTGCTGGCCGATTTTGTCGAGCCAATAGCCGGGGAGTGTAAACAGGCTCAGGCTAACCGAGTTCCTATGGGGAAGGGACAGTTCTGCATCCTGACTCCGCTTCGGTTTGAGCAGCTATCCACTACCAGATCAATCAATCAGGACACCGGATCGCCATCGACAAGCGCTATGGGATGGACGGAGGTTAGGCGAGCCGACATCCAGGTCGATATTTACGGAGACAGTGCCGGTGACCGTGCGGTGACGCTGGAGACAGTTTTCGCTAGCAGTTACGCCTACGACCTGATCAAGGCTATCGATGCTCGGGTAGCGCCGCTCTACTCAACCGCAGCTATTCAGGCGCCCATGATTGATGCCGAGCAGCAGTGGCAAGAAAGATGGACTCTTGATGTCTCCCTGCAAGTCCACATGACCGCATCATTCCCCGAACCATATTTTGATAAGGCTGAAGTATCAGTCGATCCAGTGGGTATATAAAACATGACAATTCCATTAAGTGTTGATTTTCGAATCACTCCAAACGTCGTCGCTCCGGCTGGCTCGGCATTAGATGCTAACGGGCTGCTCCTGAGCAGCAACGAGCTAATCCGGGTCGGAACCGTAGCGGAATTCACCACGGCCACCGACATTGCATCATTGTTAGGCAGCGACTCTCCAGAATACCTGGCGGCTCAGCTTTACTTTAAGGGCTATGACAACTCATCCGTGATTCCGGGAAAGCTGCTTATCACCCGTGTGATCACCGCTGCTGTGGCGGGATATCTGCTATCGGGTAGTATGAAAGGCGTTCAGCTTTCCACGCTGCAAGCAATTTCACCCGGCACGATCAAGTTGACCGTCGACGGGGTAGCAGTAACCAGCACCTCTATCGACCTGTCCTCGGCTACCAGTTTCTCTGACATCGCCACCAAGCTGACCACCGGGATCGGGGCTAGCAAGGTGTTGGTAGAGTGGCTTCCGATCGCAAATCGATTCATCGTCCGATCTCTGACTACTGGCGCAAACAGTGCCGTTAGCTTTGCCGATGCTGGCGACCTAGCTACAGGCATGAAGTTAACCGCAGACACCGCAGCTACCACGTCACCGGGCAGCGCACCAGTCACGATGACGGACATGATGAATAACGTCATCAACCTGAGCCAAGATTGGGTTCTGTTCTCATCCCTGATTGAGATGACCGATGATCAAAAACAAGAGCTGTGCGCATGGGTGAGTGCGTCAAATAACCGGTTTGGCTATGTCGTGCATGACCCTTCACAGTCCGCCACCGTTGCCAATAACGCGCAGTGCTTCATGCAGAAGGTTGTCGTAGCAAACGGCTATGAAAACGTGTTCCCGGTGTATGGCTCCTATTTGTACGCGATTCCCGCGCTGGCATATGCCGCATCGCTGGATTTTGCGCGCACTAATGGCCGGGTTTCCTACAAGTTCCGCGACTTCCCCGGCCTGGCTCCGAACGTTACCGACGGGCAGACCTATAGCGCGTTGCTCTCCAATGGTTACAACTTCTACGGCTCCTATAGCCTGAATAAGACCATGAAGCAATACGCATCGAATGGTGCGATCACGGGTAAATTCGAGTGGCTGGACACCTTCATGTGCCAGGTGTGGATGAACGCAAATCTGGTAGGCTCGTTTGCCAACCTGTTCACCGCCAATCAGTCCTATCCGTTTAACGCCCAGGGCTATGCGGCTGTTAATGCTGCCGTGATCGACGTGGCACAGCAGGCGCTCAACTTCGGTGCCATCCGCAAGGGTGTACCGCTGGACGCCGCGCAGATCCGCGTCATCAACAACACGGTAGGCGCCGATATCTCCAGCACGCTGTACTCCGAGGGGTGGTATCTGTACATCCCGCCGCAACCGGGCTCTAACCGCATCGAGCGCGACCTGAAGGGCGTGATTTTTTACTACGTCGATGGCGGACTGATCCAAAGCATCACGATGTCTTCAACCGCTATCCTGTAAGGACGACATAATGCCTCTCGATATCACAAGCGCCAATTCCAAGCTGCGTCTCGTCGTCCCTGCCTATTACCCTGGTGGGATTGATGTTGACGACTACGCGGCCGACAACATGTTTGACACTGCGCCATTGCAGAACGCCGAAGAAATCATGTCGGCCGACGGCAAATACCACGCCGGTTTCGTGTTCAACCCGGCAGACTTTACGATTACCCTGATGCCGACATCATCAGCTTTGGGGAAACTGGAAGATATGGTTGCGGCGGAGCGAACGGCGATCGCCAAGTTCGTGGTAAACGCTACCCTGGTAGTCCCATCTCTCAACAAAAAGTGGACGATGGTAAACGGGGTGCTGTTCAGCATGCCTCCGCTGCCGCCGGGACGCCGCATCCTTCAGCCGCGCCCCGTCGTATTCCATTTTGAAACCACTACACCGAGTGCCGTCTAATGAGAAAGCAGATCACCTACATCGTCGAAGATAACAACCGCGATCGCGGGAAAGAGTTCATTATCACGGAAATGTCGGCATGGGATGCTGACGAGTTATCGCAAGAGATTTTCCGCATCATGGGGAGCGGGATGCCAAACGGTATGGAAAATATCCCGGATGATGTAGTGATGATGGGATGCGCCGGGCTGGCAACCTACGGCCTACTGGTTCTATCCTCCGCGTCTCCAGAGGTGGCCAAGGTGCTTCGCTCTCGCTTACTGGCAACAGTGGAAATCGTCATTTCCCATGAAGGAAGTCAGCAAACACGCAAGGTCATTGCGGAAGACTTCGAAGAGGTGACGACTATCCGCTCCCTGATGGATCAGGTGTTCAAGGTAAATTTCGATTTTTTATCAATCGCAGCCGCGTAAAGTTCCCTTTCATCCAGCCTGAACCGGAGCCAGCAAAACTGGTTTATCCGGCGAACGTGTCACACCAGATGTATTCGATTATCTGCTCTGAAAAGGCCAGCTACCTTGACCTGCAAGAGCGGCTATCTGTGCGTGATGCGTTCAATCTGCTGGAGATTATCGCGGTGGAGTCCCATAACGAGAAAGCCTGGCGGGAGCATTTGGAAAAGCAATGATCATCCAAGAGTTAGCCTATAAGGTAAAAATCCAGGCAGAAGAGTTTCTCGCTGGGAAAAAGAAAGTAGCCCAAAGCGTCGCCGAATTAGATCAGGACGTAAAGAAGCCACTGGAAAGCGTCGGTAAGCGATTCGATGGCCTCACTGATGGTGTTACCGCCTTTGGGAATGCCGGTAAAAACGCATTCAATCAAGTGCAGATGGGGGCTGCAAAGTTCCTCGGAGTGGCCTTAACACTTGAGGGTGCGCGGCGGCTGTTTACGTCTACGACACGGAACCTGGTTGATCTGGGCAACACTTCATCGTTCCTCGACATGGGGGCGAAAAGCCTGGACGGTTTCAACCGGGCGGCCGCCGCCACCGGCGCTTCGGAACAGTCGATGACATCCATGCTGATGCGCTTGAAGAACGCGCAGAACTGGATGGCTATGCCGATGGGTGCGCCTGACGCTTCTACGATAGCCATACAGCAATTGCAGGGAATGACCGGCGTTGACATCATGGGGGAAAAAGACCCCGGCAAAATGCTTCTCAGGTCAGCTACGGCGCTGCGCAAATTAAACAAAGCGCAAGCCGAGGTGATGTGGGGACAGATGGGCGGCGCTCCTGACATGTTTGGGTTGGTTTATTCCGGTAAGCTGCCCGCCATGCAAAAGGAGTTTGAAAAACGATCCAACGCTACAGACCCAGCCATCAAGCGAGCAAATGAGGTTAACGAAACCCTGGAGAAGCTGCGCCAGACAGTAGATAACCTGGGTAACGATTTCGTCTTGGCATTCGGGGATGATGTTAACAGACTATTGAAAGAGTTCGGTGATTGGGTTTCGACTCATAAGGATGACATCCTCGGATTTTTCAAAGATGCATCCTCTTTGGCTAAGCAATTTGCTGACTCGGTTGGTGGAACCACTAACGCACTAATTCTTCTAACTGCTGCGTGGTACAAATCCCCGGCAGGAATGATTATTGGTGGAGCGATGACAGCGAATTCAAATATTGAAAGCGCCCAGGAGGAGGCAAAAAGGCGAGGAGTTGGAGTTGGGGACATCCTGGCGGAGCGTATAAAAAATAAGGCCACCGAAGCATCTAATGGGGAAAGCGGCCTTGATTGGGTAAAAAGGAAGTGGGGTGAGTTGTGGGGTTCTGAGCCAGATCAGCATGCCCAATCAGCAAAAAAAAGCATGTTAATGAACTCGGTCGCATTAACTGAAAGCGGAGGGAATCCGAACGCTGTCTCTTCTGCTGGTGCTGCTGGCGCTTATCAACTCATGCCGGGAACCGCGAGAGACTTAGGGCTAACGCCTGAAGAAAGGTTCGATCCTGAAAAATCAAGGGCGGCTGCCTCCATACACATAAGCAGATTGCTCAAGCATTATAATGGAAACGTCACATACGCATTGATGGCCTATAATGCTGGACAAAAAAGGATCGATGACTATCTTGCTGGAACTGGCAAGCCATTGACTGATGAAACGCTGAATTACCCAGGGAAAGTGCTGAGTTATTATCAGCAGCAAACAGCTATGGCTTCTCGCCCATCAGGAATGCCAGGAGGAATCGATAACAGTCAGCAAAGTCATATCAGCATTCAGAAAGTCGAGGTTAACAGCAACCCGCAGACTATTGATCAACTGACCAATGCTATTGCGGAACAGGCTACGCGTAGTAGAATGAATGTATCATTCTCAAGCGGGAACCAGTAAATGATTGGATTCGATCGCCTCATCACCCCAAAAATCATTGTCTTTATCTATGCGCTAGCTAACTTTGCGTTAATCGTGTCTTACCTGGTCACTTCTTATGAGCGTGGTTTTAGCGCGGAAGCCACGGTGTATGTAATCGGAGGGCTGATCGGGCTGAGAGTATTAACGGAGGTTATCATTGCAAGTTTCAAAAACAATGAATATTTAAGACGAATTGCTGAGTCGCTAGAGGAACATAAATAGCCCGCCACGCGGGCTTTTTTTGGAGGAAACAATGATTGTTTATACTGCTGACTTCCACCCGAACGGATTTTTCATCAACGCTCCCGTTCAGGATGATTTTTGGGTATACCTTAGCCCACTGGTGGGGTGGGGTAAGTTCAGCATGATCCACGAAACCAATGAATTCACGAAACCCGCAGCGCTTTTTCAATTAGTTGAAGTGCTACCGGAAGATTCTGAACCCCCTGAGTCAGTAGTTGCAGGATCAAATGTTTTATGGCGTCTGCCGGAAGCTCTCGAAGTTTTGAAATCAGTCCCGTCTTCTTGCCTTCGGGAATATTTGAAGAAGAAATAATATCTTCAATTGCTCCGATCGTGTCGTCATGTAGCCTGATAGTTTGCACGTTCAAGATCGCGCCCAATCCGCCATCATTTCTAACAAAATCAACGCCAGCGGCAGTTAAACGAAGGGTGTCGCTACCCCAACTAAACTTGTTCCTTGTCCCATCTGAGCTAACACATAGGTGACAATCGATAAGTCCATGTTCTTTTAGGTAGATAATGTTGTCGGTAAAGCAGTCATCAGTACCAAAATCACGCTCTATCTCCGCAAGAACTTCAGGTGCTACCGGGTGGGGCCTGGCATCGTACAGAGCAAGTAATAGCTTTCTTTGTGGGCCTCTATCGTACTTATCGGTCATTGTTCATCCTTTTTCTTGGGAACTAGGTCGAAGTTTTTCGAGAGTTCCTTGGTGAAAGTGTCGGTGGCGATTTTTATCAGTAGTTCGATGCTTTCCCGGGAAAGGGCATCTCTTTGATCGCCACCGAGCCACGCATCAAGCGCGGCTATGATCTCAGAGTTCATCGATCGCCCGTTCTGTTTTGCTCGTTCGGCGATGGCGTCACGCATCCCGTCGGGGAACCGGACGTTGAATTTGTCGTAGTCTTTAACTTGCTTATTTGACATGTCGCACTCCACAAAAAAATCATGGTGCCATATTGCTATCTCAATTCAATGGTGGCATTATGGCCTTGTGGTGGCATTATGGCCTTTAGGAGATGTAAAAGTGGAAAAGAATGAAGTTAAAACAACCCTTCGTTATCCATACCGGTTTAAGGAGGAGGTAAAGCGTATCGCTGAGGAAGAGGGGATGTCAGAAAACTCAGTGCTGGTTCAGGGATTGGCTTGGTGGCTGAAGTACCGGGAGAAAATGCAGAATGCTCTCTAGAAACAGTAAAGCCCCAACTGCTGGAACAGTTGAGGCTTCAATATTAACAACAATCGGAGATCAAACCGACATGAAAACTATAGCAAAAGCAAGTGCAGATTTCACCATGTTTAAGTTCGGCGACAAAGAAATTCGTGTGCTAAGTAAAGATGGTGAGCCGTGGTTTGTGGCTAAAGATGTGTGTGACTCCCTTGGCCTGGTTAACTCCAGAAAGGCTTTAATTTCATTGGATGATGACGAGAAGGGTGTAACTTTAAGTTACACCCTCAAAGGAAATCAAGAGGTTGCGATCGTTTCTGAGTCAGGAATGTACACCTTGGTGCTTCGCTGCCGTGACGCCATCAAGCCCGGAACCGTGCCGCACACATTCCGCAAGTGGGTGACTTCTGAGGTTCTGCCGACAATCCGTAAGACTGGTGAATATCAGGCGTCTAAGCCGCGTCAAACCACGGCAACGCAACTTACCCCGCTGCGCCAAACCGTTGAGCGCTTGATCACTACCGGTCTTGGTAGGATTTACCCTGATATCTGGAAGCTGGTACACCACCGTTTCGAGGTTGAGCACATCAACCAGCTAACCAAAAGTCAGGTCACTGAGGCTATCGAATATCTCGACGCCCTGGAGGGGGAGTACATCTCCAAGCACCAATCGGAAGAACGGTGGTGCAATGCCAAGGAGCTTGACTTCAAGCTGGAGATGATCGACCGGATTTGGCAGTCTGCGAAAGAGGACATTGCCAAGTTTGATCCGAACATGTCCAGGTATCTTGACGGCTCCATGAACATGCTGGCGATGTATAGCTCCAGCTTGAAGGGGAAGGGGATTTGTTCTGATGGCCGCAAATTAAAGAAAGTGGCGAGATGATCGCTACGGATTGAAACCAACCCGCTTCGGCGGGTTTTTTATTGGGGTGAAAATGAGCATTTTGAATCTGAATACGGCGAACATTTTCAACGCCATCGGCGGCGGCTCCCCGCTATCCATTATTAACAGTACGCTAAACCCGTCATATGTTATCCGCAAGCACGGAGATTCTACGGTGGCGCTGGAGTTTAGCGGCATGGCATCCATTGCTCCGGAGGGTAGGGCTACAATCGTCACTGCGCCGGTCGAGGAGGGTAAATACTCGTCGATCAACAAGGTGAAGCAGCCATCCCGTATTCGATGCGCTGTGGTAATTTCTGGCCTAACCGGATTCACCGGGGAAATCCCCAATATCTTCGATCTCACCTTCACCAGTCAGTCAGAAACACTGAAGGCCATCCAGGACATGTTGTCCTCGGCCTATGTTTATGACATCGAGACGCCCAAGGAGACGCTAGAGAGCTATGACCTGGTAGGCCATTACTATGAGGTGAACTCACAGCGCGGCGTCAGCCTGTTGACCGTATATCTTGAATTCCAGGAGGTCATGCAGCAGATGGCGGTTTCACTGTCAGGCGCACAAACCAACAAGCAGCCGACAAGTGATAGCCAAAGCAGCGGAGAAACAGGAGTAGGGGCGCAGGGATTGAAGCCTGGCGGGGCAAAGCCATCAACACTTGATGAGCTTGGCAAGTCATGGGGCAACTTGAAATCGTCACTGTCTACTGCGGTTGGCAATGTAGAAAAGACCATTAGCACCGGATTTCAAAGCGCGCTGGACACGGTAAAAGAGCCCGTACTGAACGTGGTGAACAGCGCTACCAAAAAGGCCGCGGACGTGGCCAAGGATATCGCAGAGGCAACCAAGCCATGATGACTGTCTCTATTCAGCCGCTAAAGTCGCAGAGTTTTAGCGTTCAGCTTGGCGGACAACAATGCGAAATCCGCCTCATTCAGCGAGTCAGCGCTCTTTACATGGATCTGACCGTGGACGGTAACCCGATCATGCAGGGCGTTCCCTGTTACTACGGAAATCGCATGGTGCGCTATTCCTACCTGGGATTTAAGGGCGATCTGGTGTTTCTGGACGCTAATGGACAGAACGACCCGACGTGGGACGGTTTAGGTGATCGTTATCAGCTATTTTATCTAGAGGAGTCTGATCTTGTATAAACAGCACTCCTTGCGCTTCGAGTTCACCAATCAAACCACGTCATTCGACAAATCCGGCAATAACAAAATCTCCATCTCCAATGTAAAGGCCATGTTTAAGTTTGGAGCCTATGGCAATCAGGCCGGGGTACAGGCTGAAGCGACGATTTATGGATTGGGGTTAGATCTGCTATCCGCCCTCTCGTCCAAGGGAATCAATACCTGGATGCAGATGGAGCGCATACACACATCCGTATACGCTGATGATACCAAGGTTTTCTCCGGTTTCATCGTCTATAGCTGCGCCAACATGAACGCAGCGCCAGAGACAGCGCTGACGCTGAATATGGTTTCCGGTTTCGACCTACAGGCAGCTAGCGCACAACCATTCTCTAGGCCGGGTACGGTGAAGTTGGCCGACGTTCTGGCGGCAATCTGCGAGCCTTACCAATACCGTCTAAATCCGGTTGGGATTGATGGACTTGTTGCCAGCAACATCTATCTATCCGGCAGCCCTCTAGAGCAGATCCGATACGCCTGCAACCAGGCTGGCGCGAATATGCAGATAGACGGCAGTCAGGTAACCGTATGGCCTATGAATGCGGCCAAAGACGACGTAGTGCCCCTTGTTTCTCCTGAATATGGCCTGATTGGATATCCGGTCTTCACCGCATCAGGGATTACGTTTCAGACGCAATACTCCGGGCTCCTAGCAGCCGGGCGATACGTCAACCTTGAAACATCCCTTCCATACGCGTCGGGTAAATACTACCTGTATGTGGTGGAAAACTTCCTTTCTTCGTGGATCGAGAATGGCCCCTGGCACTCTATATGCCAAGGAGGTAAGCAACTGGTGACATCATGACAGAGAATTTCTTCACGCCTCCGGGCGGAAACTCCAACGATGGAGAGTCTTTTAAGTTTGTTTTTGAAAAGTTGCTAAATGGGAAATTCTTCCTTGAGCTTGCCATGGTGACAAAGGTAAGCGGCGAAGCACCGAATTTAGTGGTTGATGTCATTCCACTGGTTACACAGACAGACCACACCGGCGCAATGATCAAAAACAGCACCATTTACAACGTCCCTGTATTCCGGCTACAGCGCGGAAACTCAGCCATCATCATGAACCCGGTTCCGGGTGATATTGGCATGATCGCCGTGTGCGACCGGGACAATTCAGTCGTCAGGGCAAACCGATCGCAATCAGTGCCGGGTAGCCGCCGAACGCATAGCAAATCCGATGCGCTATACCTTGGCGGATTCCTCAATGAGCAGCCATCCCAATACATTGAATTCGCAGACAATCAGATCAACATCGTCAGCCCTGGAGATGTGACCGTGACATGCCAAAAAGCGACCGTCACGGCGCCGGGCGGCGTTGATATGACTACGCCACTTCTCAAGGTATCTGGAGGTATTGAATCTGGAGGAGATATTAGCGCTGCGGGCGATATCATCGATAACTCTGGCACGCAGAGCGCCTCCATTAAGCAGCTTCGAGATGCCTATGATGACCACGATCACAAGGTTAACGGAATACAGACCGGTAGCGGGTCGGTAACGTCGGAGAAACCAGGGAACCCCGTATGACATATAGAACGATGAAGCTCAACACTGAAACGTGGGATTTAACCCTGGACGGTTCGGGAAATTTGGCGATCGCAACCGGCGGTGAGGCGGTGGCGCAGGATGTCGCCAGCGCATGCCTGGTGTTCTCCGGGGAGTGCTATTACGACAACACGCTAGGTATACCCTGGAAACAGAACGTTTTAGGAAAGAGTCCATCAGCCGGATTTATCGCGACGAAGATGCAGGCTGAGGCGAAGAAGCTCCCTATCGTCGATCAGGCAATCTGTTCGGTATTCACGGATAGAAAAACACGCCAGACGCGCGGAACGCTGCTCGTTACGGATAAAGACGGCAATCAATCACAGGTTACGATATGACGAATTTAACAACGGCAGTACCGGACGTAACCATTACCGAGAATGGCCTATTAGTCCCGGACGTGGCTGATATCCTAGCCGGCCGGCTAACTGACATGTCTACCTCTCTCGGGGGCGGTAGTGAGTCGCTAAGCTCTCCGCAGGGGCAACTGGCACAGTCCGATACAGAGATTGTCGCTCAGGTGTACGACAAGCTGCTCTGTCTGTTCAACCAGATGAACCCTGATTTTGCTGAAGGCAGATTTCAGGATGGGATCGGGCGCCTCTACTTCCAGGATAGGATTTCCGCCCAGGGAACCATCGTTACGGCGACATGCGTCGGGGCCGTCGGCACGCTTATCCCTGCCGGAAGTAGCGCCCAGGATAATGCAGGATACATTTACCGCAGCATTAATGACGCCACCATCCCGGCATCAGGATCGGTAGAGGTGCAGTTTCAGAACGTCACACCCGGCCCCATCCCATGTGGTGTTGGCGAACTAAATCAAGTCTATCGAGCGGTGTCCGGTTGGGACACGGTATACAACCAGGCTGCCGGTGTTGTTGGCGTTGATGTGGAGTCGCGCATTGCGTTTGAGGCTCGCCGTAAGGAATCCGTAGCCAGAGGTGGAGCAAATACCGACGCCGCCACCCGCGCCGCCGTTCTGGACGTTACGGGCGTTGCTGATGCCTATGTTTGGTCTAACCGGCTATCCACTCCAGTAAACAAGGGATCGACTAACTTTCCTGTAGCCGGTAACTCCATCTACATCGGTGTTTATGGCGGTCTGGATGCAGGTGTGGCGGCGGCCATTTTCTCAAAATACAACCTGGGGTGTAACATGAACGGGAATACTCACGTTACCGTTTATGACAAGGTTAACTACCAGGCACCATACCCTGAATACGATATCCAGTGGGAAAAGGTAGCGCCGGTGAGATCGTACTTCAGGGTCAGCATTACCAATAACCCTGACCTACCCTCTGACATCACAACGCAGGTACAGAACATGGTGGTCACTGTTTTCAATGGTGGCTATGAGGGGATCGAGAAGTCTCGCATCGGGGCCACGATCGGAACTGGTAAGTATTACGCCCCCATCATTTCTATCTCTCCAAACTCAGTAAACATCATATCAATAACCGTTTCCCTTAACGGTTCCACATACTCAGCAGCGGAAACGCCGGGGATTGATCAAATACCGACGATACAAGCTAGCGACGTACAGGTAACGCTGGTATGACATGGAAAGAGACGATATTAACTCAGTATTCAGCAAGTAAATCACTTCTCTCTATTATCGACACTTTCAACCAAGCTGTAAGCCTGGATGATTTCACTGATGAATTCATCGATCGGGTTTGGGATTTGACTACATGCGATACCTTTGGTTTGGATATGTGGGGAAAGAAAGTTGGCGCACCTCGCTATATCAAGGCCTCCATAGACTCTGATAGCTTTGGGTTTTATGAGGCCAATGACAGTGGAGATGGATACCCAAACCCATTTAATGACCAACCATTTTACGCTGGCGTGCAGGAAACGGAGACGGTAAGACTATCCAACAACGCTTATCGAACGCTTATTTTTTGCAAAGCATTCTCAAATATTAGCATTGCAACAATACCTGATGTAAATAGGTTTTTGACAATGCTATTCAAGGGGCGCGGAAGGTGCTATTGCATAAATTACAAAGAAATGACAATGGGGATAACGTTTGAGTTCCATCTTGAACCCTTTGAAATTTCAATTTTACAAAACTATGAAGTCACCCCAATCCCCAGTGGAGTGCTTTTAAGAATAAATCAAATAGTTCCACCATATTTTGGTTTTACAGAAGAAGCCTATCCGTTTAATGACGGAACATTTTATAGAGGTTGATAATGAAGATTGTCGATTCACCAGCAAAACAAGGCGTACCCTTTGGCATAAATGGCTTGCGAGAGCCGCTTCTTCCATCAACTCCAGCTGGAGATAATGCCGCATCATATGCCGATGGTTTTCCATCAATCACGATGATCTTGAAGTCTGCCGGCGGCCTTCCCCCGAAAGGTCAGGACATGAACCAAGTGCTTTTTGAGCTGTCGTCACTGTGCCGATGGTTTAGCGCTGGAGCCATGAATAAATTCGATTCGGCATTTTGCACGGCTATTGGCGGTTATCCGAAGGGAGCATTACTCCTGGCTGGAGACGGCGTGACAATATTCAAGTGCACTCAGGATGACAACACCAACAACCCGGATCAATCCGCCACTGGATGGAAGCGGTTGTCATACTATGTGGCTGATGAACTCGCGCTGGGAAATGCAGCATACAAAGACGTGGGAACCACAAGCGGAACGGTGGCCGCTGGCGATGCCACCATGGGCGGGACATATACAAACGTCACCAGCAGCCGTGTAATGGGAGTGACGTACACCAACAGCGCCACGCGCCCGATGCTGGTCATCTATTCGTGTGATGCTACGAGCTTCGGAACCGCAGTTGCGGCAGTGAATGGGGCTAACGTCGCCAGGGTCATCGGTGTAGAGTCATCCGCCACTCATAATGGGCCGAGCATGACGTTTATTGTTCCCGCTGGGGCGACTTACTCCATAACCAAAACTGCCGGCTCACTTTCCAACATGATTTGGGCTGAAATGGTGTGATCATGAAATATTTCAAAGATTCTAATTCCGCAGTGTACGCATACCCATCAGATGGCTCTCAAGATGCCTTCATCAAAGATGGCCTTATCCCGATCACCGAGAAAGAAGCAATGGATATCGTCAACCCGCCCAAAACCAACGGAGAGCTTCTCCAGGCTGAAATGCAGGTCATTTCATCTGCATACCAAGAGGATATCGACGCGCTAAATCAGGCGTACCTGGCGGCGGTGGTAAGCGATGGCCCCGGAGAGGTGGCGAAGCAGCAAGCGGTTCGAGATGCTATTACTGCACGAAAAGCTCAGTACGCAGCAGATAAAGAAGCGGCACGGTTAAAATATCCAGTCTAAGGAGTAGGTATGGAAAAGGCATCAGAGGCGGTAGCAGTAAAGTTCTGCCCGATTTGTGGGGATACCATGCATCAGGAAAATCGTGATGGGGGTCTGTGGTGGGTATGCGATGATCCGACCTGCGATTTTCAGATTCTCATCAAATCTGCAAGTGGTGATGGAGGTGTGGTTGTGTCGTGATTGTGTCGTGCTTGAAAAGCTAAAAACGACACCAAACGACGATAGATGACACTGAACGACACAATGGCCGGTGCGAACGCGGATAAATGTTGATGTTTCAGTGCGTTAAATCATGCCCGACGCATTCGTAATGCGAAGGTCGTAGGTTCGACTCCTATTATCGGCACCATTACTTTTCAATGGTTTACGCAATTCTCGTCAATCCGTCATTTCCTCCTTGTGTCGTTTTTGTGTCGCAGTCATCGAAAAGCAGGTCAATTTTCTTGGCATGCTCAGTGAGATGGTTGGGGGCTAGGTGCGCGTATCTCCTGACCATCTCTATGCACTCCCAGCCTCCCATTTCTTGGAGCGCTGAAAGCGGTACTCCAGCTTGGATTAGCCAACTCGCCCACGTGTGCCGGAGATCGTGAAATCTGAAATCCTCTATCCCGGCCCTCTTTAGTCCAATATTCCACGCTGTATTGTCGTCAACCCTCATCTTTCGCACTGCGGGTGTTTTTGTCCCATCTGGCCGGTAACCAGGTTTTGTATGAACAAACACCCACCGCGAGTGCTTCCCTATCTGATCGCGAAGAACTCGACACGCTGTGTCATTGAGTGCGACGCCAATCGCCTTACCTCCCTTTGCGTTTTCCGGGTTTATCCACGCAACCTTCCTCTGCATGTCTACCTGGCACCACTCTAGATCCAGAATGTTAGAGCGCCTTAATCCAGTAGCTAGGGCAAAAATAACGACAGGCTTTATCGAGTCAGGCATGTAATCAATCAGCCTAGACGCCTCTTCTTTTGTCAGCCATCGTATGCGCTTATTGGCCGGTGGCTTCGTCTTCAGGCTTGGAGCGACATGCATCCAGTGCCATTCATTCACGGCGATCCTGAATAGGGATCGGATAAAGGCGATGTACTTGTTTTTTGTACCCTGACTTACTGGAGAGGGCTTGAACTTTGGCTCGGGCTTTCCATTCCTTTTCGCTGCCTCGACCTTGCTTTCCCAGATCTGATAAAGCTTAGTATTTGTCAATTTCCCGATCGCCTCGTATACCTCATCCTGCGTGATGGACGAGATATCCCTGCCGGAAAAGTGTTGCAGGAAAAACTCTATCTTGGTCTTGTCATCGTCGATCGATCGCTTGTACTCCTTCTCTCGAAGCCACCTGATACAACACTCTTCGAAAGTTCTTGCGGGCTTCTCCTTGAGCTTGTCCACCCGCCACGCCTCCGACTTTAATCTGTCGTATAGCTCCTGCGCTTGTTTCTTGTCCCTCGTTCCAAGAGAGCGCCTAACTCTCTTTCCTGATGGCGTAGCGAAATCACAGTGCCACACGCCATTTCGCTGGATGATTGACATGGTTTATCCTCAGTCTGATCACCCGCGTTCGCGGGTTTAGTCTCTTCCCCTGATTCGATATATGCAAGTAGCGCTGCGGTGGTGGTTCGGTATCCGTGGCCGGCCTTTTTTCCAGCCAAGCGGCCGCATGAAATCAGCTTTGCCACGGTTCGCGCGGATACCTGCAGTCGTTCCGCTGCTTGGCGAGTGGTTAAGATCTGATTATCCACGGTATTACCTCCAGAGAAGCGCTAACGGCGATGGCGAACAGTGCAATAAAAAAGGCTGCCTTGAGCAGCCTTGCGAGAGCGATGTAGTGTTCAGGTTTCATTTTGCACCTTGATACAGTAGCAGGACAGCCAGAGATAGGGCGCTGGGCTGTTTGGTAGGATTTGCTTTATAGGGTCTATATGTTTGTCTAGAAGTTGCCGGTAGGTTAGGGTATTATCTGGCTTTCTTATTTCTTTTATTACCTTCTTTGCTGTAGAACGTAGGGCATTTTCAATATCCGGTTTCATGGTTTTTCTCCACAAAGATTACAAGCTTTTCATCCTCTCTAGAATACGGAACACATGGAGCGGAAAAATCCGCACAACGTAATGATAAGCGATCATAAAGGTAGCAACAGTGGCAGCATTCGAGTGTTGGGTGCGGAACAAATATTTTAGCTACCAACTCCACTCCATCCTCGGTAACGAGGTTATTCTCGTCGATGATTGTGATCATTTCCCCGCCTCCTTCATCATCAGGTAAACGATAGCTACGGCGCGCAGTGGATTGGCGTGTCTATAACCGTCAAACTGCCATTCCGCACCATCAATCCAGTAAGCATGGCAATCCGCCTCCCACTCTCCACTCCAGAAGGCCAGTGAGATATGGTTCTCAACAATCAGCGGCCACATATCGGTAGGGCTTTTGCAGGGGTTGAAAGTACGTACGGTTTCATCGTCGTCATTGATTATCACTACGCCATGACCGGTTGCGCTTGGTAACCAATATTCCCCTAGGTCAAGCTCGATTGTTTTAATAACAGCCTCGGCTATATCCGAGTCACTCATTTCCGCATAGTTCATCACACTCTCCCCAATCCAATATGCCCATTACGAACCGTGGCCACATACGAGCAGCGACGGTTAACGATATCTACCGGGATAACTGCACCTCCCAATTTAACGCGATAAATGAAGGTCTTTTTCTGCGCTCCATAGTCTCCGAATGTTTGTTGATGCCTAGACAAAGCGGCCTGTGCGGCCGCTCTCTCTGTGTCTGATTTTGCGTTTCGGATGATGTGCTTCACGGCTGCTTCTCCTCCTGCTGTGGTGCTGTTGCAATCATTGCCGCGCGGCAGGCGTTCCATATTCTCTGAGTCAAGTTGTGGTCGCGTAGATCGGAGGAAATTAGGTTAATAATTTGACTAGTTAATCCTAACGGGATTTCATACGGCACCACCGGAACGGGCGGGGCTGAATATAGATGCATGCCAAAGTCAGGAAGCTCGCCAGTTACCTGGACAAACTTTTGTTTACCTCCTTCAATTCCTGTCGGGTAGTGCGCTCTAATCTCTGCCATCGGCTCAGCCTCCAGCGCCGCCAGCGCGATGCGCGCCAGCTCTTTCATGATTGACACATCGGCATGACCCAGCGTGTATCCGGCCTTCAAATCGGAAACAGCCAGAGCCTGATCTTTTGTAATAGTGGTCATGGGTTAGCCCTCCTCGCTTATTTCTACTGAAACTTTCATTTTCCCGGCGGTAACTTCAAAACCAGTGACTTCGGCATTAATCATGTATTCAGCAATAATTAGTGACAGCAGTTTCAGATTTGCATCGGTATTATCTCCATTTGTTTCTTCGATGACCGCGATTACTGCTTCCATGTGATCTCCAATTTTCATCTCACTCCCCCTCCATGCCAATGACGACAACTTCATTAGTCAAGTTGGTGTTATGGCGGTTAGAGCGGCATACCAACGCCCAAAAATTCATATCGCAAATTAGTGATACGCGCATTTCAGCCGCAAATCGAAAGCCGAGCTTATTTGACTTACCGACTGATCGCCGACGCTTGCGCATTAACTTGCGTGTGTGCGCCGTCTGCACCTCAACCTGACGATTCCTTGAGGCGTAAACACCTTTTGCTGGTATTTTCCTAGCCTGTTTCTGATACGCGATTAACAGGTCGTGTACGTCTGTAGATTTAGCCATCTCACTCCCCCTTACTGGCGCCAGCAGCGATGCCGGTATCAATGCGCCTAAAAGCGATCACCCATACCCAGGGGTTGCAGTCCCATGCGTCGTCGCCGTAGATGGATTCCCATAGGCGTTGGAAAGCCACCCGAGCAGATGCAAAGTCACCTCTAGGCGTTAGATAGGTGTCTGGGTATTTGGGAAGAAGCTCTCCTGCCGGAGGAACCCCCTCAGCCCGCGCATCGTCCTCTGTGATGTTCTGTAGGCGCTCTACGCGGACGTCGGTTATCTCCAGCGTGATACGTGATGCCCAGCGAGGCATGTGGATAGATGGCGTCCAAGAACCTTCGTACTGCATGTCGTCAGTGTGTGGTTTCCAGAAAGCGTCGTCAGGAATTGACCACAAGCCATAATTCCACGGCTTCTGCTCACAACTGGCACGGTAAATTCGAGCTGCATCCTGGCCACCTTCTTCTACAAGGTGATTATTCCAGTCTATGGGGCAGCCATCTTCGTTGCCGAGTGTTGAAAACGCCTCGCGCACCCAGATGCGATCACCTGGCTTGCCGTATGGGCATAGGAAAAGTTTTGATCGAAGTTCTAAGCCGCAGCCGTCTGAAGTAGACCAGAAGTATTTTCCCTCGTCGCTTTTTCGATTTGACTCGGTGATAAAGCGCAGACCAAACTCCTGCAATTCAGGCTGCACTTTCATTGGCCGCCGGGTCATGGTCTTGGTGCCTGAAAGGATGGCGCGAACCATCTCGTCGTTGAAAATGATCGGGCGCTCTTTCATGCGTTTCCCTCCCGCAGATTTTTGGCGAATTCACGCACACTGGTTTCACTGACGCTAATATTCATTCCAGATAAGAGGTCGGCCAGCATCTCTACACCCTGTGCCCGCATATCATTGATGAACGTATCAGTGTTTGGTGATCGCTTCATCTTCATGATGTTGAATGCCTTTATCATGGCTAGTTCTGGTCGACCCTCATCGAAAAGACTCTCGGTAATCTCTATGGCCTCAAATACAGCTGCGCTAGTTGGTGATGGTTGGTAATTTTTCAGTGCTGCATTCTCGGCAGCCAGTTCTTCCACGCGCCTCTCTAGCGCCTCGTTTTCATCCAGCAGCGCGATAGTCGTAACTGGGGTAAGGAGCTTCGTGAACGCATTCAGTGCATCGATCCGCTTATCGAAAGGCATAACCGGAGCCTCTCCGGCTATTTTGGCGTTTAACGCCGCTTCACGCAGCGCCTGTTTGTCTACCTGGATCATGACTTCATTCCTTTACGCAGTTGTGATGCGAATTCTTCCGCGCCATTGGCCTCGCTGACGTATCCGTTTTCACGCATGTGCTTGGCCAGAATCTCTACTCCCTGCGCCCGAAGATCGTCATCGCGACTCTCATAAAACCCACGCGCCTCCCACATCGCAGCTAGGATTACAAACCAGAAATTTCCAGAGCCTGATTTCTTGTTATCGAAAAACCACTGAACAAAATCGACGTCCATATCATATTGCTCTGCAATACTTTCGATATTCATACGTTCACTTGAATCTATACCGCGCTTGTTCATCATCACTCCAAAGGCGGCGAGTGCCGCCATGTGTTAATCGTTACGAACTGCGCCAAACTGTCCACGGATTCTTTCTGTAGAGCGCGAATCAATGTAGTCATCACTATTGATAATGACCGCCTCTTTCTTGGGCTCGGGATAGAAAGACGTGTCTCTAGCGCGGAGAAATGCAATATCTCTATCTCGCTTTGATGCATATCCCTCTAACTGAGGGTTTGGACTTCCGGAGCGTAATATAGCCACTATAGCCATAGCAGATGCCACAGCTGCTTTCTTTCTATCTTCTAGCGTCATAGACACCTCAGAAAGGAATGTCGTCGTCAAAGTCCATTGGTGGCTCGTTTTGTGGGGCGGAGCTTTGCTTTTTCGAAGCACTTCCTGAGCCTTGCTGCTTTACTTGGCCTGAGCTAACGAAGTCGATGCGAGCATCCTGTATTTCCAGAGTTATGCGATCATTGTATGAGTCAATGCGCAATGCATGCCCGCTAATGGATACGATCGCACCTTCAATAAGAGCGCTTCGGTAATAATCGGCCTGCTTTCCCTTGGCAAAGATGGCAGCATAGTAGTTAGTCCATTCTTCTTTTTGCTCGCGGCGGTTATAGAATCGCTCACCGATACGAATATTAAATCCGGTGTATTCACCGGCCTGGAACTCGCGAGCGGAAGCATTAAGCCTACCCGTTACTGAATGGGTCATTTCTTCTTCTCCTGTACCTTTTTTATTAACGCTTGATAGCAGTCAGCTCTTATTTCTGATATTTCATTTACCCTTGCAAATCTGAGAAATCCGTTAATGTCAGATTCGGTTTCCTCAAGGAGTGCCATCAGATCCAACTTCTGCTGCTCGTCAATCAGCTCTGGTTGCTGATTCTGTCTCTGATTCCTTGGCTCGCGACTCAGGCTGGCAGCATCATCATCTTCCTGAGCGACACCAAGCATCGCGGCAAGGTTATATCGACGAGCGTATGTCATCGCTGCGCCCATCTGCTGCGCATCGTTCACGGAGCGCATTCCGGCTTTTTCCAGGGGGTAAAAGCCTCGAATCCACTGTCCTGAAGAGTGGACCATCTGAGTAACCAAATAGCTGCCGCCATCGATAACTGAGCAGTATTGAGTAATAGCTAGTCCGTTTTCTGATAATGGGTCTCTACTTAGGTTTAAAATCTGCGCCAGGTCGGCATATTTATATCCATGCCCCTGCTTGTCTTTTGCTGGGTTGTTTATCTCAGACTGGAGTTTGATTAGAGCTGGGAATATTTTGTCAACCTCGCTGGATTGATGTTCCATTCATCACCTCCTGCTGCATGGAAGTTCTGTAATCAGCGACAGCTTCAATCTGAGCAAGATCGGCGGTCATTTCTTGTTGCAATTCATCCGACTGCAACCAGTCGAGGAGTATTTTTTCTAGAGCATCCATTTTCGATTACCTCATAACCGTTGCTTTCGATAAAGTTAATGATTGTTTTAATGTCAATTGATGACATTATTTCTGACGCCGACCGTTCAGAGATTGATTCCGGGAGAATCACAGCGTCAGTGATAACCGCTTCAATCTTCCCGTTATCACATGACGTGTGAATTCCGCTGGCCCTGATAGTAATTTCAGTCACCGCACACCCCCATTGGCTTTAGCCATCCCCATAATCACACCCCACAGAACACTATCTTTTTCGCGCGCTGCCTTGCGACCTAAAGCAGAAATAAGACGCTTTGTGTATGTCATAGGGGATCACCTTTTTTATTTAGAATATCGACAAGTTTTTTAATCGCCTTTTTCACGTTATCGACGATATTGGATAACTGCGACTGTTGAGCGAAACCCATGAAGGTTCCGCCCGCGATGGCATAATTCATCATGGGCTTCTCTCTTATTTATTTTTTAGGTTATTAATACTTGATGAAAAGATTACCGGCCATGTGGCTAGCGGCTAACTGAATGCATAGAATCGCGAATTCTTCCGGCACCCCGTTATCAACCAATTTTTTCTTAATGTCCTTATTGATAGCGCGGCGATGCTCATAATCCGCCGCGCGAGCCTCCTCCGCTTCACGTTTGGCCTTTTCTTCTGCTGCCTTGCGCTGCTCTTCCATTTGAGCCCGCAGTCGCTCCTGTTCGATCGCCTGTTGCTTTTCACGCTCAGCACGCTGTAGTGCTTCTTGTTTCTCGCGCTCCGCACGATGCTCAGCTTCGATGCGAGCCTGCTCCTCACGAAGGCGGCCGGCCTCAGCCTCTGCTGCCCGGCGTCGCTCAGCTTCTAACTCTTCCTGCGCTTTACGTTCCGCCTCTTCACGGGCTCGCTGCTCCACCTCTGAAATCAGGCGTTGCTCGCGTTCTTTTTCAGCGCGCTCAGCAGCTAATCGTTCCTCTTCGCGCAGCCGGTCAAATTCGCGATCCATCAGAATGGCGATTTCATGGTCTGCTGCTACCTGGATTGCCAGTTTCTCAGCTTCGATGCGCGCCTCTTCTTCCTGCTTAATTCGCTCCTGTTCTTCCTCCCACTCCGTAAGCGGGCGTCGCACCTCTTCTTTCAGAGCGTCGAGGCGTTCGCGCACTTGGCGGCGAGTCTCGTCGATCTGTTTAGGTAGCGCTTTGAGTTTGGCCGCCAGGTCTTTACCTGCGTTATCGATATAGGTTTTTGACCGAGCTACCTCGTTGGCCATTGAAGCGATCGCCTTGCGGCTGGTTGCTGTTGAAAGGTCTGGAACGAATGCCCGAGCCTCTTTCTCGATCGCTTCAACAAGCGAGTCAATCTTGTCTTGCTGGGTGAACACCTGCATGGCGTTCTGCTTTTCGATTACAACGAGTTCGCTCATATTTTTAGCTCCACGATTTATTCAGTTTTTCAGTCAACTCCGCTACACACTCACGACCGGCTTTTTTGTATGCTTCGCCAGTACCTCCTCCATACTTGCGATCTACTGCACTTTCAAAATCTTCAATAGTTCCGAAGAAGCATCCTGCAGCGATACGGAACTCCTTACCTGTCCACGCCGCAAAAATGGTTCGGCTGGAATATCCGCAATTTTCGCGATAGGCGATATTGCTAATACGCTTCACATCCAGATAAAGAGAATCGCAGGAGAAATTATCCGGCAGAGCAGTGATTCCGGTGCTGCGCAGGTAGAGATAGCCGCCGACGGTGATATTTCCTTTATCAGAAATGGTGTACTGAATACTTTTTTCATCTAGATACTTAATCAGATCGAACATTTTGACCTCCGGTTGTTTTTTATGAAAGGCACCGTATGCCCTTTATAAAAAAAGGGGGGGGCGAACCCCCCAAGCGGTACAAGGCGCTATTGTTTATTCATCAATTTTGATGAACTGGCCTTCGTCGTTCACAAAATATGGGGTGTTAGCCTCAATTCCGTTTTCACCAACATAAGCCACGGCAATGCGGGTTCGCTCCCCGTCGTCCCACGGAACTGATGCGCATCCGTTTTCACCAAGTACAATTCTCTGCACGCTACCTGCACAAGCCACAACAGATCCTTTTCCAGAAGCGGTGATACGGGCGCGGTCGCCTGAGCTGCCGATACGGGCGTCGTTGCCTGAGCTGCCGATACGGGCGCGGTCGCCTGAGCTGCCGATTTGGGCGTCGTTGCCTGAGCTGCCGATTTGGGCGCTGTCGCCTGAGCTGCCGATTTGGGCGTCGTTGCCTGAGCTGCCGATTTGGGCGTAGTAGCCTGAGCTGCCGATACGGGCGTCGTTGCCTGAGCTGCCGATACGGGCGCGGTCGCCTGAGCTGCCGATACGGGCGCGGTCGCCTGAGCTGCCGATACGGGCGCTGTCGCCTGAGCTGCCGATACGGGCGTAGTAGCCTGAGCTGCCGATACGGGCGCTGTCGCCTGAGCTGCCGATTTGGGCGTCGTTGCCTGAGCTGCCGATTTGGGCGTAGTAGCCTGAGCTGCCGATACGGGCGTCGTTGCCTGAGCTGCCGATACGGGCGTAGTAGCCTGAGCTGCCGATTTGGGCGTAGTAGCCTGAGCTGCCGATACGGGCGTCGTTGCCTGAGCTGCCGATACGGGCGCGGTCGCCTGAGCTGCCGATTTGGGCGCTGTCGCCTGAGCTGTTCTCTCCTTCTACTTGATCGGATGGATGTTCCATGCTGGTGAGTTCGCTGACCATTTTGTCGGTAGCAGCAGTTTCAGACTGAATGAATTCAGGTTTATCTAGGTGAGTGCGATACATCTGATCGACCAGCCAGCGCGCATCATCGAAACGCTTGTCTTCGATCAGCGCTCCATGTACATCAGCGTATGCGCCGCCCTGCGGGAATTTTTTCATGAACCAACGGAACCCATCAGTACATGCTTCCCATTCTTTAACTTGTTCTTTAGTAATTTGCATATCACCCCCTAGCACTAACATCAGATTGTTTACGATGCCCGGCGTAATAAATCGCTACGTCAGGCATGCAGATAGAACCGGTTTCTTTTGGCTTACGCTTAGGCGCCGCGACGGCATTCAGAACCCGGATGGAGCAGCCTCCTATCGCCTCTTCCAGCTTGCGACCGGATGCGGCTTCACTTCCCTTTCTTGCGTTAAACTCGGCCATGCGGCGAGCGTTATAGCGCTGTCGTGCATTCATGATCTTTCCCCTGTAGCAGACTTTGGTGATTGGGTGGCCGGAGCTGATCCCGGCATTAGGGGTTTGCTTTAAGAGGTTCCACCCAAAACTTCACCAACTTAAAGCAACGTTCGCATCAGCCTGCGAATTCACCCAATCCCAAAGCCTGCTTTCGCTTTGGCTCTTCTGTCTTCAGAAGAGAACCTCATTGTTAAAGAGCGGGAGACTGTGTTCCGTCTCGATGAGGTGATTATTCACAAATTGTGATTCACAGTCAAACACAAATTGTGAATGATGAGCACACAATGCGTGACTGTGTTGATATAAAAGAGTTTTTATTTTTATGTGGGATGGTGATTGAGATTGGACTGTGGGATTTTGGTCACAAAAAAACCGGCGCGTGGCCGGTTGATGGGGGATAGAAAACCCGGCGCGGTGGCCGGGTTGACATTGGCTGTATGTGCGATCAGTATTAACGAAGGTGAATTATTTTGCACATGCGTTTAATCTTCTTGATTAACACTGCTTTGTCATCATCATTTTCCGGATGTTGCATGGCGATTATATACTTCATTAACTGATTGAATTCAGATTGGTTTCTTGTTTTAAGTCTCCGCTCAACCTTCCCAAGCACCTCAATCGGAAATTTAGTGGTACTGAAATAGCCTTCATGTTGCAGCTGGATTAAAAGTTCTTCATAGTATTCCAAAAGCGGCTCGGCGATTTCATTGAACTCCTTGCGCTTGTCTCTCCGTATGGCTTGGTAGTGACCAACTACGATGCCGATAGAGAAGGAGAGAAGGGCGAAAAGAAAACTCAAAAGAGGCAGTATATGTATGATTTTCTCTACTACCTTAATGGTATCGTTGTCGAACACTTTGTACCCCTATTCCTTGCCTGCTGCGTAGTTATACGGTGGTTGGTGTTGCGGCTACTATGGGGATTTTGATGATTCTATCCAAACATCTCTTCTGGCCACTGAGACATGATCACCTTGCCGACGAACGTGCACCCATCACCACACGTCAGAAGCGGGAACTGCGGGTTTAGTGGCTGCAAGTAGTTGACTCCGCCGTCGCGGATCAGCTTCTTAAAGGTAAATTCGTTGCCGTTTATGCGAGCGATGCAGAAGTCATTCACCTCAACATCCTGGTCAGGGTCAACCAAGATCAACATCCCTTCGGGGAAGCTGGGGCGGTTCCCTGCCGGAGCTGTCATAGATGCACCCTCTACCTCAAGCCAGAACGAACGACGACCAGCCTTCTTGGATGTCTCGATCCACTCCTTGGCATCCTTCTCGGTGTATGACTCAGATGTCGTGGTGAATGCACCAGCCTGAACAGTGGTGAATAGAGGGTATCCCTTCCTAGCAACAACCCCTTCCCCATCAACACCAAAAAGCAATGCCGATGGAGTAACCCTAAGAGCTTCAGCAAGAGTTATTGCATCGTCAGTGCTTATCTTCCTTGTCCCAAGCTCGTAGTTTCCCACCCTAGATGGCGCACTCCATCCGCACAACTTTGCCAGTTGCGCCTGACTCAATCCAAGCCCTTCTCGTAGGAGCTTTATGCGCTCACCAATAATTTCATACGTAGTTTTCATCATCATAATTTTATCACACAACGTGAAGCCATCTACACACATGTTGTGATTGACAATCAATCACAAGTTGTGAATAATTGCCGTAACAGTACGTAATATGACGGAGCGAACATGAACAATATTGCGCGACAAAGAACATCACTTGGCATGTCGCAATCAGCCTTGGCGAAAGCCATCGGATGGGGGCAGTCAAGACTGGCTAACTACGAACTGAACTCAAGAAAGCCAGACCTTGAGAGCTGTAGAAAGATCGTAAACAAGCTCAATGAGCTTGGCGGTAACGTGACGCTAGACGACGTATTCCCGCCCAAATAATCCATCCACACCGCTCTTTAACATCCTGGCCGCCAACTGAACACAGATGGCAAACACAACAACCATAACGGCTGTATGGCCGCATTTACTTAACAGGGGAATTATTTCAAATGAAAGTTGCAAGTTATAGCAAAGTCGAAGCGCGTGACGTTGACCGCACCGAGACAGATTTACTTATCAATCTCTCTACGCTCACTCAGCGACGCCTAGCGAGCATGATCGGGTGTCATGAGTCGAAGATAAGCCGGACAGACTGGCGCTTCATAGCGTCGATTCTGTGCGCTTTTGGAATGGCATCAGACATCAGTCCGATAAGTAGGGCGTTTCAGTATGCGCTGGAGAGTATCACAAAAGAAAAATCCCCGGTGGGCGCCGAGGATATTTGTAGTGCGGAGTTCTAAACCAAGAAACGAGGTTAATTATGGCAAAAGGTTATCTGTTTTTCAATGAGGTGTTTGTATGAGCCGAATAGCAACTGATTGGGCGTGGGGTCTTAATCTCACCCCTCCGCAAAAGCTACTCATGCTTTCATTGGCAGATCGTGCCGACGAATACCATTGCTGCTACCCAAGCATCCAACGCCTGGTAAACGATACAGGCCTTGATAGAAAGACTATCGGAAAGTGGATTAATCGGATGATTGAGTCCGGGATGATTCATGACACAGGAGAGCGAAAAGGGCCGACAAAAAGGGTTCGAGTTCTTCAGCTTAATGTTGGTTTTGAATGCACCCAAAAACGGGATGATTCCAAAACTGGTAATGATCCCAAAATTGGGATTTTGAATGATCCCAAAATTGGGATTTTGAATGATCCCAAAATTGGGACACAGAATCAGTCATTAGAACCCAACATAGAATCAAACATAAAACCCTCTACGTCCGAGAATTCTGACGAATCCTCAGACGGCTGTCGGAATGAGATTCAGATCACTCGGCCAGATGCTGCAATTCAACGCGGAACCAAGTGGGGAACATCCGAAGACCTGCGTTGCGCTGAATGGCTGTTCTCAGTCGTGCAAAGCATCTCCTCAACCGCCAAGAAGCCAAACTACGCATCATGGGCTAACGACATCCGCCTGATGCGAGAGAGCGACGGACGCACTCACAAGGAGATCGCCACGCTGTTCAAGTGGGCCTGCGATGACGACTTCTGGAAGGGGAATGTTCTTTGCCCAGCCACGCTGCGCAAGAAATGGACTCAGCTAGATATCAAGCGCCAAAAACTGGCATCAGGTAAACCCGCTGAAAGGCCAAAGGTCGACCTGACTAACACTGACTGGATTTACGGAGTTCAGCTATGAGGAGCGTTTCAGAGCAGATACAAAAATTCAGCCGGGGGCAGATTCAGCGTGTGGCCAGCAACCTACCTGAGCAGCGCTGTGAAGCGCAGCAGGTTGAGCAAGTAGCCCATGTTATCAATGGGGTATTTACCCAGCTTCTCGCGGTATTCCCTGCCAGCCTGGCCAACCGTGACCAGCGCGAGATAAACGAAATACGGCGTCAGTGGGTGATGGCGTTCCGGGAAAACGGGATTACCAGCCTTGACCAGGTTTCTGCTGGTATGCGAATCGCACGAAAGCAAGAGCGGCCATTCCTCCCATCGCCCGGCCAGTTCATAGCATGGTGCCGGTCTGGCGAATTCAGCTCTGCCGGACTGCCTAGCCCTGACGAACTATACGGCCTGATGATGAAGTATTGCTCAGAGCGAAGCATGTACGACTCTGCGGAGGAATACCCCTGGCCGAGCAACGCGACGTACTGGATGGTGACGAAACTGCGCGACCAGATGCGATCACTCAATCTTAGCGAGTCAGAGGTTAGATCACGCTGTGGCGTAGAGATTCGCAAGATGGCGGATCGGATTAAGGCTGGCGAGGAAATCCCGGCGCCGGTTAAGCAAATTCCAAAACTATGCATACCGGTGAGCAATGAGGCGGGATTGTCGAAAATATCAGAAATCAGGAATAAATATTTCAAGAGGTGATTTATGGAAAAGAAATAAACTCACTCAGGAATTGTTTTGTCTCTCACTGGTAAATTGCGGGTTAAGCTAAGATAGACGAAAACGATGTGGATTTCACCTTCAGGACAAAGATTTCGTAAAGGCGCTGGGTTTATTGTTGGTGATACCTATCCACACTATCAACTTGATTTAAACTCCATTAAGGAATTGACGTGGGGTGACAAATGAACATGCGAGAAGAGTTTGAGAAGTGGCTGACTAACTGCCTTGGCCCATTTGTAGATATGAGTCGTGATGTTGATGATGGAGTATATGAGTGGCAAGATGTTCGCCTCGCTTGGCTAGCATGGAAAGCAGCACAGCCGGAGTGGATTGAACGTGCGGAACATACCCCAGTAGATTCGAAATGGTACGTAGTAAGTACCTATTACGGGTACTACATTCAGTGCTGGTCAGATGGGCAAGGATGGCTCGGCGACGATGTGAGTATCGCGGATGGTGATGTTACACATCTAATTCCATTACCAACCCCGCCGGAGGCGTGATTATGATTACAGAGTTAACGCGTGGCGAAGCCGCTGACTTCCTGGTAGACAATATTAGTGAATGGCCTAATTCTCCAAATGGAGTGATCGCACCTTCTGGTTGGAAGTGGGATTTATACGGTCGAACGATATGCCTTGTTAGTCTTAACGGAGAATTAATAACTAGGCAGCATTGGGAAGTTAAGAAAAGAATTCGAGACGAGATTGGGTGATCATGTTCTCCATCACTGAAATATCCATAGTGGCAATTGGGCTGGTCTGTATTTTAATAGCGTTGAGGTGAATATGTTTGATTACATCGGTCATGCATTAAGGACTGTTACTGGATTTTATCAACGCCCATTCTCATCAGAGTGGGATTATCGCCTCAATGAAATGATTGAGGATGGTGATATTGTTGGTTTTGATGGCTACACCATTGACTTTTGTTACTGCGGGAATGTCATATCTGTTTGGGTTGAAAATAGGTGGTATGCTTTTGGTGCGGAGTATAGGGTAAATGGGGGTTTTGTTCCTGACTCAATGAAATTCAGACCAACATTTAAGACAATGAAAAAACTTTGGAATGCTTATATAAACTATAAATATTATATAGATGTCGAATATTATAAATCGTTAGATAAAAGGAAAATTGATAAGTATTCCATAAGGAGTAACAGTGAATGACATAGCCAAAGACGGAATAAAACTCACAAAGCTAAACTTCAATTCAGTAGGTCATCAAATCCAGGAACTGCTAACCAACGGCGAATATCGCCTGATACTCAAGCCTTGGAAAGATAAACGCAGCCTTTCCCAAAATTCACTTTTCACATGTGGTGTGGCGAGATAAGCGAATACCTCAAGCGCAGAGGTAGGGGCTTCGCCACACCCGAATGGGTTAAGAGCGCAATGAAACATACCTACCTCGGATATGAAGATGCCGAGCGAATTGACGTTATCAACGGTGAGATAACAACCGTCAAAGAACTGCGCCATACGTCCAGTCTGGACACCGGCGCAATGCATTACTTCATGAGTCAGGTTGAAGCATGGGCGGCCAGTATTGGCTGTCTGGTAACGATACCTGGCGATTCAGAATACAAACGAATTAAGGAGAAGCAGGATGAATGACTTAATGGCTATGACGAGTGAAATGACTATGGGCACTCGGGAAATCGCTGAGTTGCTTGGCAAGCAGCATAGCCACATCAAGGTAAGTGCGGAGCGACTTTCTGCTGCTGGAGTTTTAACTGCCGCATTGCGAGGGTTAAATTTTGAACATCGAGGAAACACGTACACCGAATACCGCCTAAACAAACTGGACTCCATCACCCTTGTCGCGCAGAACAGCCCGAAGTTTACGGCGGCGCTGGTTAAGCGCTGGGATGAACTGGAGAGAGGAGTCGCCCAGCCCGACATACCCAAAACCCTACCCGAAGCACTGCGATTGGCCGCCGACCTTGCCGAGAAGAAGGCAGAGCTAGAAAACCAACTCGCCATCGCTGCGCCAAAAGTGGATTTCGCCGATCGCGTCTCTGAGGCTGGCGGCGTTCTTATCGGTAACTACGCCAAAGCAGTAGGGATCGGACAGAACAAACTGTTTGCTTGGTTACGTGATAACGGCGTCCTTATGGCGGCCGGCGAGCGAAGAAACGTCCCGCGCCAGGAGTATTTGGGGCGAGGCTATTTCACCGTTAAAGAAACAGCCGTCAATACCAATCACGGCGTGACGATCTCGTTCACATCAAAAATCACCGGAAAGGGGCAGCAATGGTTAACCAGGAAGCTTATGGATCATGGGTTGCTTAAAGCTATCGGGGAGGATGCCGCATGAACACCTACCGCATTACCTGCACCTGGAACGCCTTTCCTTTCGAGATTGAGCTTGTTTCAAAGAGTCATCTTACCGCCCACGCCGTCTTCATGCGCTTCGTCGGTATCAGTGGCGCTATCGTCCGCGACCTGGATATCCAAGAGGTGGCCTAATGTTCACATGGTTTCTGCAACAGGGAATGACCTCAGAGGAGGCCGATCGGCTGATTGACGATTACCGAAAGCGGGGATTCAAAGCACGCAAAAGTCTAAACGTCGATCCGCGCCTGTGGGATGTGGCCGCCAAGCTACCGGAGAGTGAATACCAACCCAAGACCCCGCGGGGCATGATCAACCCATGCTGGAGGTGATATGCAGTTGCGAAAGAGGAAGTGCGCAATATGCCGTGCATGGTTCATGCCAAAAGCTCCCTATGAGCGATGGTGCTGTCCAGAACACGGAACCCAACTCGCCATCAAGCTAAGAGAGAAAGAGCGACAGCGAGCGATACAGGCGGCAGAACGACGGCGAAAGAGAAAGGAGTTAGAGAGCAGGAAGAGGCATCAGGAACGGAAACGCGCAATACAACCCCTCAGTTACTTCATCAAGAAAGCCCAGCAGTCCTTCAACGAGTACATCCGAGAGCGAGATAAAGACCAACCGTGCATCAGCTGCGGCCGCTACCACTCCGGGCAATGGCACGGCGGGCATTATCGAACCACCGGCGCTAACCCTGAGCTTAGGTTCGATGAGTTTAACTGTCACAAGCAGTGCGCCCCCTGCAATAACCACCTATCCGGGAATATAGAAAACTACACGCCAAACCTGATCGCCAAAATCGGCCGGGCGCGATTCGATTCGCTCATGTCACACCATGAGCCCAGGAAGTGGACGCGGGACGAGTTGGAAGAAATCGCCGCAACGTATCGGAGAAAGACCAAAGAGCTACGAGAAAAGGAGAATCTATGCGAAGTCTGATCGCCTACATCCTATCGCTTTTCACCCCTATTCACCCCTCAGTAAAACCAACCACCGGCATTCAGTCATGGGATCACACCCCACGCAAGAAGGAGAAGCGGTGATGACACTCTACGATCTGTACGAAATAGAGCGCCTTGAGGACGAGATTAAAGCTCACAAGCTCCAGATAACCCGGTTGAAGGAACGCATCATGGGAATCATCAAACGCAGCAACGCCAATAAGGAAAAGCCGCATGAACGTGCATGACATGAAGCTGTCGGACGAGCAGCATCACTGGGTTGATGGCTGGCTGCAACAGTGGGGTGCCTGGTGCTATTCAGGCAGGCTGGAAAAGCGAATGACCAGCGTGATCGCAAAGTACATGGAAGCGGCAGACCCTACTCGGGTAATGCCATCGCGCCCAATGTGTAACGACGACGACGGTATGTTGATTTCTCAGGTCGTAGACCGCGTCCTCGCTATCGACAAAAAGGCGCTTGGCATCGTTCTAAGCTATTACGCTTTCGGCTCATCCAAGCGAGCGATTGCATCTTATCAGTTCGAAACTGCAAAACCTCGCAAGATAACCACTGGCCGGGGAGGGGAGGGATATCGTAGGCCGTCGCTAGTAACCTGCCGCCGAGAGGTTGATCAGATACTGGATGCGTCACTATGGATGATCTACCGAGAATTGTATCCTGCCATGAACGAGCGCAAACGTGCAGCTAATGTGAAGCAACGCGCAAAATTATGGGACAAAGTCGCTTTTTCTGTTTGACAATGTTGAGCCATTGAGCCAATATAAAACGGTACGCTGCTCTAGTTGTTCGTAAGGAACGCTAAGGCAGCGTTTTTTATTTTCAAGGTGGGGAAGCACATACGGATGTGCGGCAGGCTGTTAACCTGATGGTATAGGGTTCGAGTCCCTAACCCACCGCCACGCCGGAATAGTTCAGTGGCAGAACGGATGCCTTGTAAGCATCGCGTCAGAGGTTCGATTCCTTTTCTCGGCACCAATTTCAAGCCTCGCTCAATGCGGGGCTTTTTTCGTATATGCGTCGCCCTAATCATCCCTTAGATCATCTCCTTTATGCAGCTAGGGCGGCGCGCTCACAATTCAAGGCCACCGGAAGCCGTTGGCTATGGTGGACGAATGGAAAACCAAAATAACAAGTCGGACAAAGAAGCCGGGCACATGGACTTCGCCCTCAAGATCATCAAGTACGTCAACACGCCAAAACGATTAGTGATGTTAGTGGCGCTGATCGTCTCCCTGACATTCTGTTACTCGCTATGGGAGAACCGGCGCGAGGTTTCTTTCTGGGCTATGTCGAATTTTGGTATTCCCACTATCGATGAAGCGTCTATAGACCATGCGGCTGTGAAGCTAATGGCGGACGTTGGCGCTCAGTCGATTACGGTTTGGTCTATCAACCTGAACCAGAACCGGAGAAACGCCATTTATTTCCGGGTTGGACAGAACCGGATGCAGTTCCTTGAGGGAACCGGTGATTTAGCCCTGCGACCATACTCCGAGCAGTCTGCAAATCTCATCAAGGTAATCACCGAGAAGACGCTCTGCACCAAATTGATCGCAAACACCGCAGTAGGTGAAGCGGCCAGAAAGCAGGGCGTTAACTACGTCTGCTATGCGGCGATCCCCCCTGGCTATGGTCACATGGTTGGCCTATTGGTCGCTGGATTCACGCAGAAGCCAGAAAACGAAGATTACGTCAAGCTGCGGATGATTGGTGCGGCTGAGGAGATTATTCGATGACGCCAAGCGAGAAGTGTCTGAAGCTGATCCGAGAGTTTGAGGGTTGCCGACTTGAGGCTTACAAGTGCCCGGCTGGCAAGTTGACAATCGGCTATGGATGGACGCGGCCAGTTGATGGAGTGCCGATTCATGCCGGTATGAAGATCACCAAAGAAACAGCTGAACGCCTTCTTAAGGTTGGCGCGGATGAATATGGACGAGAAGTTTCATCCGCGCTGAGGGTTTCCGTTTCTCAGAGTCAATTTGATGCGCTGGTTAGCTTTGCTTATAACTTTGGCCTTCCCGTCTTATCCGGATCAACTCTGCTGCGCAAGCTGAATGCCGGTGATTATGCCGGTGCCGCTGCTGAATTCCCCCGCTGGAACAAGAGCAAAGGAAAACCGCTCCCAGGGTTAACGCGTCGCCGGGAGGCTGAGCGATGCCTTTTCTTATCCTGATCAAGAAGTATTGGGCGCAGGGTATCGCCATCGTCGCAATCATCATTGCTGCTTATTTTCTCTATGAGGCCGGCTATCACAAGGCCGATACCGCATGGCAACTCCAATGGAAACAGCAGCAACTGAAAAACGAGGAAGCCATTGCTCAACTTGAGGCAAAAAACCGAGAGATAGAGCAGGGGAGGCAGAATGCAATCGCAAAAATCGCCGCGCAAACGTCGCAGCAATTGGCCGGGGCACAAGCTGATGCTGCCGCTGCTCGTTCTGATGCTGACAGCCTGCGGAAACAAGTTGCCGACTATGCCAGCCGACTGCGCAAAAGTAGCGCCTCCTGCAATACCGGAACTACCGGAGCAAGCTCGACAAGTACCGATCCCCGAGTGCTCGCCGAGCTGTACAGCCTGGCTGATGACGCAGCGCAACGAATGGCGGAAGTTGCTCACCAATCCAGAATTCGCGGTCTCGCCTGTGAGCGAGCATACGACGAAGTAAGACTTACCCGACAGTAAGATTCGTTCGCCATGGGCGAAGCCGGACACCGTAACCGGCGCTTATTCTTTGCAAGGCTGGAGGTGATCACATCTTGGCAGCGGGAATAGACCGAAGTCGGCCAGCTACTCTGTGAAGCGTGGCGAAGTCGGCGATCCAATTTCAGTGCCCGGGTAGTTCGTCCCTGTTCATCCTGGTTAGCTATGACCCGCCTAATTCCACGGCGAGCGCCAGGGTGAAACCAAAAACGGATAACGCACGGCTTTCACCTATGGGTGGTTCGCGGACATGCAGGGATATCACCCCTGTGCGGAAGAAGTGAGGGCATTACAGGAGGCTTTTACGAGAGCCTCCGCTAATGCAACAGCAAGAGGATGTGTTATGTCGCTCTATCCTATGGGTGTGGGCGGGAGGGGGCCATCGGGCCCGGCTGGTAGTGGTAGCGTACGGCGCAAATCGGAGTGTTACTTCTCTGGGTTAAACCTGGTGATTCCCACCACGCCAACAAACCTGATCAGCCTGATTAAGAGCCTACCCCATAGTGGCTCGTTATCCCCGTTCTTCAACACGACGATCAACAAGTTCAAGGCATTCAATAACGATTCTACTGTGACCTTCAAGGTTAACGTGGTCGGCTCCTGGGCTGGCTCATCCTCGCAGCGCAGCATGACGGTATCTTTCCCGTCTACTCAGGGCAACACCCTGGTTGAATCGCGCGATCAGGCGGTAACGGCTGACATCCTATCGTTCCCGACGTTCTTTAGCGTGGACGCTGGCGGGAACCTGGCACTAAACGGTAGCGACATCACTATCCAGTCCAATGGGGCGGCATTCACTGCCTCAGCAATCCTGATCATCGCCGAGCAGATGGTCCCGGCCTCATAGGTGAAGAATGCAACTACTCAACATCGTAGCGCCGAAAGGAATCTGGACGCAGGTCTATGACGGCACGGCGGACGCGACAGTCGCTATCTCTGGTAGTGAAGCGCAGATTTGCCAGTCTACGGCCAAGCCCGATTTATCCCTGGTTGGCCTGCCATTCATCGGTGGGTCGCTAAATCTCAGTCTCTATCACGTAACCGCCGGTGCGCCGGTATTCGTCAAGCCGCTAAACGCTGACGCCACCATCATTGTCAACGCATAGGTGAGAACATGCCTGTAACTGTAATTGGTCAAAATGGGTCGCCCGTATCGGTGCATACCCTGCAAGAATCATCCGCTGCCGTCACTGCCGCTACGCCTACTGTCATGGGCGCTGTGAAGCAAGCCGCAGCCATCACCGACCTGGCCGCTGCGCCAACCCAAGCCGACTTTAACGGCCTTCTGGCGAAACTTCGTGCTGCCGGAATCCTGGATAGCTGATCATAAATCCTGAAAAGTGCGGATGCGCCCGACGGGCGGATAGCATAATGTTCCGAGAATCGATAGATATCAGGGTTTGAGAGGGATACTTC